CATTAAATTTAAGTGTTAATTATATGCACAAAGCATTAAAAAAAGATTTATTAAAAATGCTAAAACTAGAAAAAGGAGAATAGTTATGACAGTTGATGAAGCATTATTAAAAATTATTAATCATTATGGAATAAATAAGCAACTTAAATATATCCATAGTGAGTATTTTGAACTTGATGAAGCAATACTTAATTATGAACAAGATGATTATTATGATATAGAAGAAGAAACTAATCTAAAATACCATATAACAGAAGAAATTGCAGATGTAATGGTAATGTTAAAACAATTCCAGTATTATTATGAAATATCTGATGAAGAAATTGATGGTGTTATGAAATACAAAGTACAAAGACAATTAGAAAGAATTGATAAGGAGGTAAAGTAAATGTATTCTCTTTGGGCTAGAAAAAGACCAGTAGAAGGTAGAGGGTTTCCATATGAGTTTATATTTAGTTTTGATAACAGAGATTATTGTTTTACTGCTATGGACACTTTGGATAGAGAAATCTATCAAGAATGTATGATTATTCAAAATGAAAGGTGTGTTATATATAGAGAATTTGACAAGCCAAGACAGTATGTACGAACTACTCGTGAGATTAGAAAATGAATTAGATTATAAAAGATATACGATAAAAGATTTAGAAGAAATAAAAAATATACTTGAAAATTTAAAAACGGAAGAAGTCAAATTAAAAAGAATAAAGGTGAATAAATAATGATAATAACAATATTAATCATAATAGGGGTAATAGTTGAAACATTATTGATAGGAAGAACATTAATAAAGTTGAGAATAATAGATAATATGCAAGAGTGTGATAAAGATTTTTGGAAGGATGGTGATAGATAATAATGGCATACTGGTTAAAATGTTTTCTATCAGGAATATTTGTAGGGTTTGTCTTATGTATGTTTGTAGGATATGGCTTGATTAAACATGATGAGAAGAAGGAGAAAAATAAAAATGGACGTGATAATTAGTTTTCTATTAGGTTACATCATTGGTTCTTGTATTGGTTTATTTATTGGGGTTGCTTTGTCTATGGGGGATGACGATTGGATATAGAAAGGAGAGAAAGATTAATGAATAAAGATGAAGAATTAATAAAAAATATTATTATGATGAATTTTATGATTAAAGTGATTCTTAAAAAAGTATATGATCTTAGTGATAAGCAGTTTGAAAGAGTAATAAAAGCTTTTGAATTAGATTCTGAAAAAGCAGCAATACAATATTTAGATGGTGTTAAAGATAGAAACGAATTTAAAAAATGGTTTCAAGATAATGGATTGATGTAAACTTAAATTTTTTCATAATTTGCTATTGACTAATAAAATATATTATGTTATATTGTATATAGGTAAGAGAATTACCTAGAAAGAGAGTGAAAAATATGAAAGTTCTTAATGAGGACATACATGAATTCGATTATATTGAAGAAGAGCAACAAGACAAACTTCATTCTTTATGGGAATGGATAAAAAGAATCCCATTTATGATTGATGCTGGATTGTTTTATAGAACATATAAAGATGAGTGTAAATATCTTATTGAAGAAAATCAAAGATTGAAAAAAGGAGTGAAATTTTATGAAGAAAAAGAAAAAAACTGATTTACCAAATATTAAATGTGAATGTGGATATCAAAATCATAAAGAATCTGTTGAGAGATATGGTACTTGCAAATTTTGTGGAAAAATTCTTGACCAAAAAGCAAAATATAAATACGAAATGTTTGTAAGACTTCATATGTGGAGAAATAAAACATGGAATTAAAAAGTTTACATAATAAAGATTTAGATATTGCAATTGAATTATATATTGAAAAGAGAAAAGAATTTAAAGGTATTGTATCTTTTGAAGAATTTGTAGAGCAATTTCTTCATAGATGTGATACCTGTCATAATATTATTTGTAATTTAGACTTATGTAAGGAGTGTGATAGACAAGAAGAAGATTATGATTTAGAGTATTTCGATAGAAATAAAGAACATTATGTATATAAGTTATATTAAGGAGAAATGAGATAATGGATGAAAAGAATACAAGAGAAAGTATATTTCTCGCTAAATTAGAACGTATTTTGCAAACGTTTGATACGTTGGATGAACTATTTGAAGAATTAAATAAATTTGCAAACGAACAACCTCAAAACCAACAAGAAGCCGATTTCTTATTGAGCGATTATTATCATGCTATTGAAGATGTTGATTGGAGTAACGATGAATTACTTATTATTTGCGATAAAATAAAAGAAGCTAGAAAGAAAAGAAGAGACGAAAATAACACGTCAGCGTTAATTGGTGCACATAACGTACACAAAGCGAAATTACAATACGCACCAAAATCAACAAGAGAACAATTTAGATACAAAATTAAAGAGATACGTAAATCGTTAGATACTGATTATAATTATCGTATTCTTACAGAAGAAGATTTACATAATTTAAAACAAGTTAAAAAAGAAAGAAGACAAAGAAGAAGTAATCTACCTGATAAAGATGAATTTATAAAATGTTTTGAAGCTAATATGCGAAATAAAGATATTGCTGAAAAATTAAATGTTGATCCATCTGTTGTTAGTAGATTTAGAGGTATTTGCTGATATCCTACAAGAAAATACAATAAAAAAGGTTAGTGATAATATGAATAAATGGGAGTTTATCAAAAATAATTATATTGATAAAGGTTTGAAAATATTTCCTGTAATTCCAAATAAAAAAACACCTATGATAGAACAATGGCTAGAAGATTGTTCGTATGACTACTTTCAAGTTTTATATTGGTATACAACAAATAATAAAATAAATATAGGACTTCCCGCAACACCAAATAATCTTTTTATATTAGATTTGGATGTTCATAATGAAAATGCGAATGGTGTTGAAAATTTTAAGAAATTGATAAACAATATTTCAAATGCTCAAATTGAACTTGAAATAGAAGATTATTGTGATACATTAATACAAAAAACACCAAGTGGTGGAATGCATATTATATATAAAACAAATGATAGGTTAAAGAATGTTTTAAACAATTCAAATATTTTTAAAGATTATCCAGGAATTGATTGTAGAACACAAGGATATATTGTTGTTGAACCAAGTTCTATTGATGATCGTTATTATAAATTCATAAACAATGAAAATGTTAATGAAATGCCAAAAGAACTTGAAGAGTATATATTAAACAATACTTTATCGAAAGATACCATTAAAAAAGAACCTTATGAAAAACCAAAAAATGTTGAAATTGGGGACAGAGATAATCAGTTATATTCTTACATCAATAATATTTATTACAAAACACGTTTAGATTATGATGAAATACTTTGCTTAGCTAATCATTTCAATGAAACTATTTTGGAAGAGCCTTTTCCTGAAAAGGTTGTTTCTTATAAAGTAAAAAAAGTATTCGATAAAGATCGTGGAACAATGTTTTTTATAAACGTTGGTGAATAAAAAAAAAATCCCTATGGTAAAACCATAGGAATAAATGAGATAATTTGTGCGGATTGAAAAGAATCAACCTAAACACGTTTTTATTATACCATGAGGATGTAAATATTGTCAAAAAAGCAAAAGTTATTCTTGACTATTATTATATAATATGGTAATATATTAATAAGAGAAGGAGGTGTTCGAATGAGAACTGAATTTTATGACATTATGAAAGAAAAATTGAGAGAAAGTGAATTATCAATTACAAAGTTTGCAGAAAGATGCGGTATTTGCAAAGCTACAATGGTTGATTTCTTTGCTGATAACACTCCAATGAGACCTATTCGTAATTCTACAATGGGAAGAATTCATAAAGTATTAGGTATTGATTACGATATTATGGAAAAACATAATAAAGAAGTAAAAGAGTTTAGAAAAAGAGGTGCATAACATGTACAGATACTGGTTTGAAAACTTAAAAACAAATGAAAAGTTTTATATTGAAGAAGACAATCCATCATTGATGAAAGATAGAATTCGAAAATCAAAGTATGGAAATAACATAAGATATCTAGGGAGAACTAAAGTATGGGGTTAAAACAACAACAAGTAGGAAAATCGTTTGAAAAAGAAATACTTGATTATTATTCAAAAAAGAAATATTGGTGTTTTAAGTTTCCTACTGAATTTAACGGAACAGTATGTGATATTGTCATTGTCAGAGATAGTTCGTGTATGTTTATTGAAGCAAAACATATAACAGGAGAAAAGTTATATTACAAAAGTAGTGGAATTTACAAGAAGAAAGATGAAATAGATAACTTTGTTAGAAAATACAATTGCAATATTTACATAATGATTAAGTCTGATAAATTAGGTGTGTATTGGACTAGTTGGATCAATGCGAAACCTATTTTTGAAGAACAAGGTTATTTGGATTTAGAGAAAGACTGTTTCAAAGGTAGTTTGGAAGTGATGTAGATTGAAAATAATATTATCTAACATTATTGAGATACAAGAACCAACGCAAAAAATATTAGATTATTGTAAAAATACATTAACGTTTTCTAATCCTGATTATCTTAAAAAACAACGTATGGGATTTTGGTGTGGAAAGACTCCAAAAGTACTATCTTTATATGATTTTTATCAAGGAAACATTTATTTGCCTATAGGTTGCTTTGATGATATATGGAATATACATCCGTACAAAGAAGATTATACCGATTATACATCTACAAAAAAAGCAAGTACAAAATCAAACATTAAATTACGTGATTATCAAAAGCCTTGTACTGATGCTTTAAAAAAATATGTTAATGGTATATTCGTGTTACCACCAGGATTAGGAAAAACGCAAATAGGTTTGGAATGTGCAGCAACTTTAAAACAAAAAAGCTTATGGATGACGCATACTAAGGATCTTTTGAATCAAGCAAAAGAACGTTGTGAAAACAATCTTTTATGTAAAACAAGTGAAATTACTGATGGTAAAGTTGATATATCAGGCGATATTGTATTTGCAACCGTACAAACTTTAGTTAACGTAATAGGTAAACAAAAAATACCTCAAGATGAGTTTGGTCTTGTTATTGTAGATGAAGTTCATCATTTAAGCACTAGTGCCGAAAGTGTTAAAATGTTTGAACAATGTGTTAATTATTTCAACGCAAGGTATAAACTTGGATTATCCGCAACATTGCACAGAGCGGATGGATTACAAATCACCACAATCAAGATTCTTGGAAATGTAATCTATGAAGTTAAGAAAAGTGAAGATAAAAAAAGTTTGATAGGTTATTATGAAAACAAACCTATTATTACAATACCTATTGAACAATTTCAAGTACCTGCTCAAATACATATGCTTAAAACAACATATAAACCTTTAAATGAGGAGATTTTTGATACAACAGGTAGAATTATATTCTCTTCTTTAATAAGTGACATAGGAGACGATTCTGATAGGAATACATTGATATTAGATATTACTAAGAAATTAGATTCTTATACAATGATAATTAGCGAACGAACAAGTCAACTTGAATATCTACATAAAAATATTCCAAATTCTATTTATATTAATGGAAAAACACCTAAAAAAGATAGAGAAAAGAAAATAGAAGAGTTTAGAGATGGAAAATATAAAGTATTTCTAGCGACATATTCTCTTGTTGCAGAGGGATTAGACATACCTATACTTGAAAACTTAATTATGGCAAGTCCAGTAAAAGACGAAAGACTCGTTGTTCAAGCGATAGGAAGATGTCAAAGACCAAGTGCTGGTAAAAAAATAGCAAATGTATATGATCTAGTTGATGATGTTGGTATCTTGTATGCGTTTACAAGAAATAGGATGAAAATATATAAAAAGGAAGGATGGGAAGTAGAATAATGGAATTCAAAGATTATAAAGAAAAGCAAAAGTTTTACAAAGAACGTGCAAAACAAGAACGAGTTGTATGGATTAGTAGTTCTCCTACAAATCCTAGATTAAGAAAAGGAATAACTAAAGGTTCTACATATATCAAACCTAAGGAGGAAAAGAAATGAAATATGGAATAATTGTACCAAGAGATTTATTTTTTATGGTACTTGGTGCAATAGTATGGAGCTTTCTTTGTTGGTTGTATTTCTATATAAAAGATAATAGAAAGAATAAGAAAAGATGAGTTTTGATGATTTATTGGACAGAATTTGGGGATACGATTTTGAAGTAACATGTCATGATTGGTTGTTGGTTTTGAAAGATTATCGAACAAGAAAAAGAGTAGTGTTTCATAATTCATTACCGAATGATGTTCAAAACTTTATTGATATGGAAAACCCCATTCTTATGGGTTACAATAATAATGGTTATGATAAATACATATTAAAAGCTATTTTGAGTGGTTATACACCAGAAGAAGTTAAAGATGTCAACGATTGGATTATTGGTGGAAACAATGGTTGGGAACTAGATTTAGGTTATACAAAAGTACCAACACAAATAGATTTAATTAATTGTATTATACCTAGAAAATCATTAAAGGAGTTAGAGGGAAACCTGAGAATGAATATAACTGAATCAACTATTGATTTCAATATCAAGACAAAATGGAACAAACAAGAATATGATGAAATGTTGTATTATTGTGATCATGATGTCGATGCTTTATTTCCGATATTTGATATGTTGATGACAAGATTCAAGTCTAAATTTATCATAGCTAAATTAGGTAAAATGGATCCTGAATATGCTTTAAGTTTAACTGATGCGAACCTTACTGCTGTTTTACTTGGTGGGGAAAGGCAAGAACACGATGATAATTTTAAATATACATATCCAAAACAAGTTCAAAAAGAAAAAATACCACAAGCTGCTTTAGATTATTTCGATGATTTAATTGAACACAATGATTTAGAGTATAAAGTTGAAGCACCATGTCTTGATTTAAAAACAATAGATTTCCAATTAGGAATTGGTGGTGGACATGCTTTTATAAAAAAAGAGGTCTATAATTATGATAGAGGAGATGATTTAAAATGTGCATAGATAATAATGAAGAATTATTTGAAGAAGAACAAATGAAAACAGAAGAAGAAATAATGAAGTATATGGATGAGGCTTTTGATAAAGTATGGTATATGCGTAGCAGACCATGTGATATACCTGACATTGAAAAAGGAAGATTAAAAGCTATAAAAAGAGTTGAAAAAGAATATCCAGAAGTTAAAAAAGGTTTTGATGATTGGGAATGTGGTTTCTGGAATGGTGTACTAGGTACACTTCGTTGGGTTCTTGGTGAAGAAGAAAAAGATAATTTAGATACATAGGCGAATTATGGATGATAGATTTATTGAGTTACCATCTGACGATATTGTTGGTTTAAAGAAAAATAGATTTATTGTTATATCAAAAGTTAAAGATATGTTAGATAGAAAACATAGTATAAAATACAAGTGCCGATGTGAATGTGACAATATTTTTTATCGTAGTAAGAACGATATTATTAAAACTATCAATGGTTGTTGCCCTAATTGTAAAATAATTAGAACTGATATGTTAAAGCATGGTTTATCTAATACTAGATTTGATAACATTCGTCATGGTATGATCCAAAGATGCTATAATAAAAATAATTTATATTACAAAAATTATGGTGGTAGAGGGATAAAAGTTTGTACAGAATGGTTAAATAAAAACAATGGTCTTATTACTTTTTATAATTGGTCTATAAAAAACGGATATAATGATAATCTAACGTTAGATAGAATAGATGTAAATGGTGATTATGAACCTAGTAATTGTAGATGGGTTACAATGAAAGAACAAGAAAATAATAAAAGAACAAATCACTTTATTAAATATAGAGATTGTTCTAAAACAATTAGGCAATGGTGTGATTATTTTGGGATAAGATATGGTACGTTATTTTATCATTATGTAAAACGACATAAAACCATGGATGACATTGTTTATAAATATGCTATTAAAAATACTGACAATAAAGGTGGTGATGAATAAATGCGTATTTTAGAGAACTGGGATGTAGGCTCACTATATCCTAATCTAGTTAGATTGTATGGTTATTCTAGCAGAAATCAAAAAGATAAACAAGCGTATGTTGATTTACTTTCAATGAGAATGAAAGCTAAACATAACGAATTATCCGATGATTTTCTTAAGTCATTAAATCTTACAAATGGTGATTTAAAATTAGGTCTTAAGTTACCTCTAAATGCGTACACTTGATAGGAACACTTAGAGCGGCATTCAACGCATTATATGATAATCTTCAAGGTTTCTCAATTTGTACTACAGGTCAACTTTTCATATTACAGTTGATATATGATTTACAACAAATCTCTACACTTGAAATGATATCTGCAAATACCGATGCCGTGATGTACACTGTTGATGAAGAATATAAAGAACAAGCACATAAAGTTTTACATGATTGGGAGACACTCACAGGACTTGAATTAGAAGAAGATAGAATAGTTAAAATTGTAATGAGAGATGTAAACAATTATGCCGAAATAGTTCAAGTTGGAGATAATGATTTCGAAGTTCATTATAAAGGTGGAGAACTCACACGTGGTGATCACAATTTTAAATGGAATAAAGAAAAGAAAATATTCGAATATTCTTTCAAAGATAGTTTAAAAAGCAATTCATTAAGTATAGTTAGTGAAGCGATACTTAAGTTCTTATTGTTTGACACACCTATTGAAGATACTATAAATAATTGTAACGATATATTTCGCTTTCAGACCATCTCTCATTTAGGGTCCACTTATGAAAAATGTGTTCAAGAGAGTGAAAAAGGTGATATTTTACTTCAACGACACAATCGTATTTATGCTAGTAATGTTCCACGTGGAACAATAGTGAAAGTAAAACCAAATGGACGTAGAGATTCACTTGCAAATTGTCCTCCAAACCCAATAGTAGATAACGCTAACAAATGTACTATAGAAGATATAAATAAAGAATGGTATATAGAATTTGCACAAGAAAAAGCAAATGATTTCTTAGGTATTCCAAGACTTGAGAGTTTAAAAAAAGAAGAATTATTAGAAAAAGCTAAAGAATTAAATTTAGATATAGATAAAAAAATAAAAAAAGATGAATTAATAAAATTAATAAAAAATAAAGAAAGAAGTGAGGTAAAAATTATGGCAACAAAACAAGACGTTGAAAAAGAATTAGAAGAAACGAAAGAAGCATTAAAAGAAACAAAAGATAAATTAGAGAAATCAGTTTCACAAAGTGAAAAATTAGTAGAAAGATTAAAAACATCAGAAACATTAACACTATCCGATGAAAGAGCAAATGATACGATAAAAATGAATAATCATTTATATTCCAAAATTGATGCGTTAAGACGTTTTATAAGAGAACGTGATTTTGTTTTCGATGAAGAATTACCTAGCAATTTAGGTGGAGGAGAATATTACAATATTGGTCAACTATATGATGCTGTTCAAGAAGGTTGTCTTGAAGTAGGACTTGATTTTTCATTTGATACAATTGAAATCATCAGTTTCGATAAAGAACTTGTTAAGCCAAGTGGAAAAATGCCAATCCATGTGGCAACTGTTCGTACAAAAGCAACATTGACTGATATTACAACAGGAAATACTAAAGAATATTATACAATAAGTCAAGGTAGTGATACTATTGATAAAGCTGTTAGTGGTGCCACTACATTAGCATTTAGACATTGGTTTATGAAAAACTTCTCTCCAAAAGGTGCAAAAGATGATGAAAATACACCAACTGATACACCAAAGAGTGAAGAACCAAAAACTCCAACATATATTCCTGAAACAAAGAAAGAAGAACTTAAAAAAGAAGTTGTAACACAATCTCAAGAACAAAAAGAAGAAAGTGATGATGAAGATTTGAAAGAGATTTGTGAAAACATTATGAAAGTAAGAGAAATTACTGGAGATAATGAATATGGTATAAAAGCATTAGCAAAAATTCAACAAGGAAACTTGAGTGATGTTGATATTGAAAAAATGAGACAAAAAACCCTAGCAAAATTAGAAGAAGTAAGTGGTGAAAACAATGGCTAAAGAGTGGTCATATGGTGAAAACAATAAAAATATTATTCTTAGCGAAGTACCAAAACAAAAACTTCGCATAACTGGTCACAGGATTTCAAGTGTTCTTGGCTTAAATGAATATCAGACACCTTTTGGAGCGTGGGTAGAAATTACAAAACTTGCAAAATTACCATTTGAAGATACAAAATATACATTGTTTGGTAAAGAAGTAGAACATAAATTAATTAATTTGGTTAGCAACGATTTCCCAAATGTAATGAGTATTGAAGAATATTATGGTAATAATATCGATAGGTATAAGTGGAATAATTTTGTTGACGATAGTAGTGTTTTCGGAGGAATCATCGATGCTGTTGCAACGAAGAGTGATAAGAAAACATTGACAATGATTGTTGAATGTAAATCAAGTTCAAAGCCACATCTTTGGGAAAACGGAAACGTACCTATTGAATATTTATTACAAGGATGTCTATATTCTTATTTAAAAGGATTAGATAGAGTTTTATTTATATGTTGCTTCCCACAAGATCTTGATTACAATCATCCTGAAAAGTTTATTCCTGATGAAACAAATACTATTACTGTATTAAAGAAAATTAAGAACGTTACGATTCCAATGCCTAATGGTGAATTAATAACATTTGAAGAGGCTATTAAGTATTGTGAAGAATGGTGGGATAAATATGTTGAAACAGGCATTTCACCAGAATTTGATGAAGTAAAAGATAAAGAATATCTAGACATTATAAGAACAAGCAAACCTATCAATGACAATTCTCTTGAGGATTTATGTGACAAAGCTAAAGTACTTGTTGATGAAATCGAATCTTTAAAAGAAACAAGTGGATTAAACGAAAAAGAAAAAGAACTAAAAGTTTTAGAAGACAATATCAAACAAGGTTTAACGGATAGTTTGCAAGAGGGAGAAACAAAAGTATCTTGTAAACAATATTCTTTAAATGGAACAACAAAAAATACTTTTAATGAAAAAGTTTTTGCAAAAGAGAATCCAAAAATATATGAAAAATATTTAGAAAGTAAAACTACGTTTAGATTAAGTAAAACGAAAGATAAGGAGAATATAGAAAATGAAAATTAAAATGAATATGACGTCTAATTTTAAGACTGTACCTGAGGGAGAAAGAGAGTTAACTATTACAAAAGCAGAATGCAAACCTAGTGGAAAACCTACTAGAATTGATGTTACATTCCAAGATAAAGAAGGTGGTTTTGTAAATAGTAGATATGCGTTCGATAATGACAAGGCAATGTTTGCTTTAGCAAAATTATTAGAAGTTGCTTTAAAGTTTGAAGATGGAGATGAATTTGACACTAAAGAACATCCAGCACAACTTATTGGTAAGAAATTAATTTGTGAAGTTGTTCATACAGAGGGAACTCAACCAAACGAGAATGGAGAATTACCAGTATTCGCAAACATTAAGAAAACAATTTCTCTAGTAGAAGAAAACACCGATTCACCTAGAAACGCGATTGCAAATCAAAGTGATGATGAAGAAGACGATTTATAAGAAAGTACCTTTTTGGTACTTTTTTTGTATTAAAATGAAACTTTTTTAATTGCCTTATAGAGATATAATTTATTTAGAAAGCAATACAATGTTACTTTCTATTTACCTTATCTTTGGAGGTGTGAGTTTAAATTTAGATTTAATTATCGGTTTATTCTTACACCTCTCTTTTTTTTTTTTTTTATTTTAGGAGGTAATTATGGATTTAGAAGATTTAATTAAAAAGATTAATGAGAAGAAAGATGAAAAACCAAAAGAGGAATTTAAAGGTTTTTATCCATATCAGCAAGATGATAATTTATGGATTTTAATGTTATTACTACTACTTTTATCAGATTTCCCTAAAAAGGAAGAAAAAGAACCAATTATAAAAATTTATATAGGTGGCGATGAATAATGTACGGAAATCCTTACAACAATAACTATGGAGCGTTTAATCAACAAATAAATGCTCCGGATCAAAATTATTTGAATATGCTTGAGAATGAAAAGGGAAAAATTGAAAAAATGAAAGAAAATTATTTAAATAGATTTCCAACTCAACAACCTACTTTAAACCAAACTATACAAGTAACACCTACACCAAATATAGGTATTAAGTTTGTAACATCGATTGATGATGTG